CGCTGATGAAGCCTTGGTTTTTGGGGTTGCTATTTTTAATTTGTTGAGGGGTCATACCCATAGCAGTTTGAGAGATGGTGTTGTTTAGTAGAGAAGCCCAGTTATCAGTGTGTATTGAGAGAAGTTCATCTTGCCTTCTAGCCATGTTAAGGTCTTCATTTTGAGCCATGTATTCAGTCCAGTAGGCAACTGCCCCTGCGAGGGAGTCAACGAGGTCATCGTGGACTAGAGAACCTCTGTGGCGAGAGATACGAGATAGTTGATAGACGAGTTGAAGTTTTAATCTACGCTCTGGAGTTTCTTGAGGGTTAGAACGGAAGTCTTTTTCGATTACTTTGCGGTCGATAATTAGTCGGTGGGAGTTCATAACAGGTTCGAGGGTATCAATTATGCGTAATTCTTTGGTCTTGTTGTTTCTGATATCTTCGATTTGACAGGGGTGTATTCGAGATATGAAGGGTTTTAGTAGTTCAGCAAACATACCACCCCCGAAGTTTTGTTCAATGAGGATAGTATTAATATTATTTTCTTTAGCTAGTCTTGATATTTTAAGCAGAACGGGGTCTGTATAGCCCCCAGACAAGCCTAAACACTCAGTTACGTATAAATTACCGTTGAGCATCTTAACGCAGCTTATAGCGGTCTGATCCTTGCCCTTTCCTGAAGGGTCAACAAACATAACTGAGCCTGTATATTCTATGAAGTCACCAAACTCTTGTGCAGGTCGGTAGAATCTGTCACCATTGAAGCCTACGCAGGGTAAATCTTGTATTACATATTCGGGATTGTTAGACCAGATAACTTTTTCTGGTGCAAATTCTTTGTTGATGGAAGCAATTACTAGGTCGTTTATTTTTAATGGGTATCTATCTTGGTCTGAAAGGGTGGTGTCCAGTTGGAATTGTAGATTGAAGCCAGAACGTCCGTAAGAAGCTTCACGTTCCATTAGATCCTGTGCAGAGAACCTTATAGGATCTACAGGATCTTGTGGCTTTACAAGACCTTCTAGGAGTTCTTTCTGGATTTTTGGAGCAAGTCTATCTCCATAGTTATTTTTTAGTTCTGGATAGCGTGCAGTCCAGATTCTAGTTTCATATCCACGTTCTTCTAGTGTTAGATATACAGAATTTTCTACCTGTGGTGTACCGAGGAAGGTAATTTTACCATTTGGTTTTAGTATCGCTTCAAATTCTTTTACAGCTTCAGATAGCTTGTCTCTCATAGGTTGAGTAAAAGAATTATTGGGAACTTCTACGTCATCAGCAATAACTTCATCAGCCCTAGCACCAGACATCTGCCCTAAGACCCCTCTGGACGAACAGGAGGGTGCATGATCGGCTTGTGCTGGTCTTACATCAAAACTTACCTTACTGTTCCTCTGATCGTCTCTGGGAATCAATGGAGAGAGTATAGGCATTTCATTGATAAGACGCATAGTGAAAGTAGTAAAATTATCTGCTCTGTCTTTACTGGCTGAGACAACTAAGAATTTAAGTTGTGGATTCATACGAAGTCTCCACACAACGTATGTAGAAGTAATCCAACTCTTACCTACACCTCTGAATCCTTGTATAATCTTACGTCTAGCACCATATTGTAGATATTCAGCTATGTCTAACTGAACTGGTGTGGGGTCTGGTAGGTTTAGATGTCTCCAAGTAACGATTAAGAAATATCTAAAGTCTTGTAGTTTTTCTGGTAAGGGGTGCAAGGGTTATGTATTTTTTACTCCGTAATATTGTTTTGGATTGAATTGTCTCATTCTTTCTTCTAGTAATTCTTGTCTAGTTTTTTTTCTTTTTTTACCAATAGGAAAAGTTCTGTAAAAAACTTTGCCATTTTCACTTGCAATTCGTAAAGCTTTTCTTGTCATTGTTATCAATCAGCTAAAGGAATAGCATCTAGGTCTGGTAAGTTTAACATTAGTTCTTCCATAGGATTCTTTTCTACAGGAATACACTCAACACCATTATCTTTTAAAAACTGTCTCGCTACATTTAGATCCCCTGCCTTTGCATCACCACTTTTAACTTTGTCTAATAATTCTTGAGCTAAGACTAGGTGTAACTGTTCTAATAATTTAAAATTTTTATCCATAATTAGCTGTATTTATGAATTAATATAATCACTTTTTAGGTCTTTTGCCAAACAAAACATAGAGAATCTTATTGAAAATACTACTCTGTTCGTATTTCTGTAATTTATTTTCCAATCTGTATAGTTTTCCTTCTGCTTCTGATACACGAGTAAGAGCAGCAGTAAGCAATAAGTCTTGCAGTCTTGAGTGTCTTACTAATTCAATGCAATGTTCTTTTAGTAAATGGTCAGGAAGTTCTAGTATTTCTCTAATTTTTAATTCAATTTGAAATTTTATTTCTGTTGGTGGGTCACCAAGAAGTAATTGGAAAAAATCTTTGTCTTTCATTAAAGTTGTGTGTCTTTCCAAACATATCAATATTTGCTAAATTTGCAATAAGACTACTTTAGACTCATCCTCACACACTAAGTAGTCTTTCTTATATGGAAGAACAAAAAACTGCACAAATACAAGAAACAAAAGAAGACGATAAACCTGATTATCAAGAAAAAATAATGTTCTTAGTGAGTACATCTGCACAAGGAGCAATCTTAGCTTGGTGTCTTATAGTCTTGTCTCTTGGATATGTAAAACTGCCTAATAGGTTATTTGGTATGGATATACCAGATCAGCCTAGAGTTGATAGTACATTTGCTGCTGGACTTCTAGGAAACATCCTTGCTGGCTGGGGTGTCTCTGTGGGTGCTGCAACAGGAGCTAAAAAGAAAAAGAAAGAAGAGCAGCAAAATGATAGCTATAATGGTGGCACTGGTGGACAGCAAGTTATAGTAATCCGTCAGCCAATCGAATTAATAACAAGCAAACCTCAAATCACAAAAGAAGAGAAAAAATGAAAAAATTCTTACCTTTGATTTTACTGGCATTTCCAACAGCTAGTTTTGCAGATATCACTCACAGTATTCAGAGTGTAGCTTCAGTCTCAACAGTCGCAGCTTCAGCTACATCAGAAAGGATTGCAGCTTCAATCAGTGTCGCTGGTACGAATGTAACACCAAAAGCAAACGATACGGCTGGTTTAATAGGTTCCCTAGATCTAGCTGATGCTGGTATCACCAACGGTGTTCCAACTGTTGATTACGACACTAGTTTTACGGTGGTCAATACTGGTGATGCGTTCTCAGTATCGGAGACCTACTTGCAAGCGGATAGTACAAGTACTACTGCAAGTACGGTTCAAAATGGTATCGCTCAGTTGCCTCTTTTAGGAACATATACAGTAGTGTCTGGAGGAGATCCCGGTTCTGTTGCTATCACGTTAGATAGTGGACAAGGTTTAACTGTAAATCTATCTGATATGGGTGCTGGTACAACTGCAACGCTCCAATCAACAATTACACTTGGCTTGGATTGATGAGA